GGTTCGCCTGCCCCGTCGGATTTAAGAAGATCCGCGGGGGAACAATCCCGGTCTTGTTTTCGGGTATGTTCTGCGAAATTTTCGATCCTATAACTGGACTACTTAAAGAGAACGTCAACTTCGGCGTTCTGAAGGCGCTTCACGGCGTGCTTCTACTCTTTAAGAAAATGCGTTCCTCGCCAGAAGGTGAAGAAGTTCTTCATCAAAAGGCGGTGGACGGATTTTATCAGTGCGATGAGCGTGCAAGTCAAGTTGTTATACCTGACAGGCACAATCATCACATTGATCGTGTTTGTCGTTATCTACTACATCCCCTTTACAAACAGGAGACGGAATATGAAACGTACAAACACGGTCCAGGTGCGGTCAAAGAGGGCTGGAAGTCGAACCAGAAATGGCAAGAGCTCCAGCGAATCGTCACCGACGATTCAGAACTCCCAGAATGGGCAGGCTACTCTGACTTCTTTATTGCGTGTGGTCCTCCAAGACGTGGAGGATCACGCAACGGGTATTTATGGGGAGAAAGTAATTACTCCCGACGAATACTTGGAAGTCAAGATGTTGCTGTCCCACTTCAGGAAGAGAATCTCTCTGAACGTAGGCCGCGACTAGCAAGTGCGAAACTTATCTCTGTCTTGAAAAATTCTACTTCAAGACGGACTATTACTATTGAGCCTATGCTGAATCAATTTCTCCAGCAAGGGCTAAGTTCCCGACTAAAGTCTGCTATAGACTCGTGTCAGGTCCTAAGTAATAGCATCGCACTTACCCATCAAGAGTACAACCAAAAGTTGGCTCTTGAGGGCTCCCGTGACGACAACTGGGCAACCATCGATCTTAAGTCCGCGTCTGACTTGATGAGCTTGAAACTCGTCGAGTTAGTATTCGGACGCTACGCTGATTTCTATCAGCGTATGATGTGTTGCCGTTCGCCTATTGTAGAAGAGGCTTCTAAACCTCCGCTAACCTTAGGTAAGTTTGCCGGCATGGGTAACGCTTTAACATTCCCTGTACAGAGTGTATGCTTTGCGGTAGTCTGCATTGCAGCCATTCTGGATTTCGAGGGTTTATCCCCTAGTCCCTGGAATGTTAAGCGCGCCAGTCGTTGTGTTCGTGTCTACGGCGATGACATCATCGTAAAGCGCGAACACGCACAACAGGTTGTGAGCTGGCTTCATGAAGTTGGCCTTCAGGTCAACCTCAATAAGAGCTTCCTTGATGGAAACTTCAAGGAAAGCTGCGGTGTCGAAGCATACAAAGGAGTTGACATAACCCCTTTGTATCTCCGACATCGTCCAGATCAAGCAAACGTCGAAAGTCCAAGCGTTATTGCAAGCCTTGTAAGCCTATCCAACCACATGTGGATGGAAGGTCTTTACTCGGCGAGCACCTGGCTCAAGGAACACGTGGAATCTGCAATAGGAAGCAGACTCCCGCTAGTATCGAGAGATTCAGGCTCGCTTGGGTGGCATAGTCGTCAAGATGCTATGACACCACATAAGTGGTGTCGTAACACGCATCAGTTCTTAACACGAACTTTTGCGCTCGTACCCGTGAAACGGGTCGATAAGCTTGATGGCTATGGTGCTTTGCTTAAATGTTTCCATATGCCTCGGAAGAAGCATTCGGAAACCCACGCAAGTGGACTATTTTTTCCAGACTTTCTAGTATGGGAAAAAGACCATTTGAGCAAAACCGCTATTCGGTATAAAAACCGATTAGCTCGACGTTGGGTGCCGTTACGCTTAACCGCGTAACGGTTAAAAAGTCTTGAGGAATTCTTTCCCCAAGCCAG